TATTTTCCATTTTCTGAATACACTTAGAAAACAACTTACGGAGTATAACTACGACAAAATTCTTGTATTTTGGGATGGTGAGTATAACTCTTTGGAAAGAAGAAAGATTCTTGCAGAATACAAAGCAAATAGAATCAAATCCGATGACTTTGACACAGAATCCTTTTACGAACAAAAGAACCGAATCCAACTTTATTTAGAAGAATTCTTTGTAAGACAAGTAGAACAAGCAGAATGTGAGTCTGATGACCTAATTGCATTTTATACTCAAAATTCTGACAACGAACAAGTTACGATTTATTCGGGGGACAAAGATCTAACACAACTGATGAAAGAAAATGTGTGGATCTATAACCCGTTCAAGGGACTAATAAAGTATGGTGAAAAGATTCAGATAGTAAAAGATCTGTATGTTCCATCAGAAAATATGGCGGTCTTTAAGATCTTTTGTGGAGATAAGTCTGATAATATAAACGGAGTTTATTTTCTTGGAGAAAGGACTTTGGTTAAATTATTCCCCGACCTATTAACAAAAAAGATGGAAGTGGAAGAAGTGTTGGACTTGGCTGAAAAACTTTTTGAAGAAAACAAAAACAACAAAACTTTACAAAACCTTTTGACTGGTAAAACAAAAGATGGTATATTTGAAAAAGAACTTTATGAAGTCAACAGGAAGTTAATTGATCTACGAAACCCACTTTTAACACAAGAAGCAAAAAATGAAATATTAAGTCTAATCAATGAGAGTTTAGACCCCGATGGTAGATCATACAAACAGGCGATGAAACTTATGAGAGAAGATGGTCTGTACAATTTTTTACCGAGAGGGGACAATGCATGGGTTGATTTTATCACCCCTTTTATGAAGTTAACAAGAAAAGAAAAACAAACCTTTAAAAAACAAAAAAAATGAAAGAACAGGAGTTGAAAAAAATGGAATTGTTGATCACCCTCAACGACAACTTTGTGGTACAACGATTCTTTAATGTGCGTGACTATCAAGAAAACGCAGGACGATCTTTGAATCTCTATCACGAGATGAATAACATCAAGGAAATCATTCAAAATGATCTTAAGCGTAAGACCCTTGTGTATATGACGGACAATTATTTTCAGATCACCACCGATGAGTCCATTATGGAAACATCAAACACCGATGGACCGGAGAATTTTAACATTTATATCAAGGACGGAAATCGGACAATTTGTCACCTTCAGTTTGATGCAAAAGTTTATCCCCCAAAAGTTCGTTATACCGTTGATATACGACCACTTTTGAAAGGTGTTTTGCGTAACCTAACTGACATTTTTTCAGACGAAAATTTAACTTACACTTACCTAGATTTAGAACTCGCTTAACTATATTTATAGAAAAATCAGGTAGTTTCATTCATGGCAAATCAGAAAAATTTCGGTTATTTAGGTAATAACTTCCAGCTCCAACTTCTCAATCAAATCATTTTTGATAAGAAGTTTTCGGGGTCTATTATGGAGGTTATTGAACCCACGTACTTTGACAACAAGTATTACTCAATCATTGTCCAAATGGTAAAGGAATACCACGCAAAGTACGAATCTATTCCGAACATTGCCACACTTGAACAACTAACTATCTCTGAAATTTCTCAAGAACAAGCCCGCAAGGTAATCATTGACACACTTGAAAATGTCAAGAACGCACCACAGGGAACAAGACACAGCAGATGTGTTTAGTGATTTAGATGATGTTTTGGCGGAAGATTATAGACACCCAATTCCAATGGGTATTAATGGGTTAGACAATCTTCTGAATGGTGGATTAGCGAAGGGAGAAATTGGTGTTATTCTCGCTCCGACGGGGGTGGGTAAGACCACAATACTTACCAAAATTGCAAACAACGCTTTCAACATGGGGTTCAATGTTCTTCAGATTTTCTTTGAAGACAACCAAAAGATTATCCAAAGAAAGCACTTCACCTTGTGGACGGGACTTGCAAACTCTGAACTTCCCGCACACAAAGACGATGTGATGGATAAGGTTAGAGAAATCAGAGAATCACAACCCAATAAGTTGATGCTTAGAAAACTACCATCTGATACTCTTACTATGAGTCATATTAAGAACTACATTCGTAAAATCAAATCTGAAGGTGTGACTATTGACCTTTTGGTTGTGGATTATATTGATTGTATTCTTCCTGATAAAAGTATGGCAGGAGCAGATGATTGGAAGAGTGAAGGATCGGTGATGAGAAAGTTTGAAGCGATGTGTACGGAGTTGGATATTGCGGGTTGGACGGCAACTCAAGGTAATAGATCATCAATCTCTTCTGATGTTGTAACAACAGATCAGATGGGTGGATCAATCAAGAAGGCACAAGTCGGACACGTAATTATCTCAATTGCAAAGTCACTTCAACAAAAGGAGATGAACCTCGCAACGATCGCCATCACGAAATCACGTATTGGAAGGGATGGTATTGTATTTGAGAATTGTAAATTCAACAACGAGTTTTTAGAAATTGACACTGAGCAGAGTGTAACCTTCTTGGGATTGGAAGAAAAGAAGGAAGAATCAGCAAAACAGCGTCAGAAAGAATTGATGGATAGGAGAAGACAACGAGAACAAACACTTTAACTTATAAAAAAAATGGAAAAAATCTTAACAGAAAATAAGAACAGATTTGTGCTGTTTCCAATTGAACACCACGATATTTGGGATTACTATAAAAAAGCAGAGTCCGTATTCTGGACTGCTGAAGAAATTGACCTCTCTTCCGATCTTATTGATTGGGAGAGACTCAATGACGGAGAAAAACACTTCGTTAAAAATGTGTTGGCATTCTTTGCCGCTTCGGATGGAATTGTAAACGAGAATCTCGCAGAGAACTTTGTAAGTGAAGTTCAATATACTGAAGCGAAATTCTTCTACGGATTTCAGATTATGATGGAGAACATCCACTCTGAAACTTATTCTTTGTTGATTGACACTTACATCAAGGACAAAGAAGAACAAAACTATTTGTTCAATGCAATTGACACCATTCCTGCGGTTCAGAAGAAAGCACAATGGGCGTTGAAGTGGATCGGGTCAGAATCTTTTGTTGAACGATTGATCGCATTTGCGGCGGTTGAGGGGATCTTCTTTTCAGGATCGTTCTGTTCAATCTTTTGGCTCAAGAAAAGAGGGTTGATGCCGGGTCTTTCCTTTAGTAACGAACTTATCTCACGAGATGAAGGGTTACATTGTGACTTTGCGGTTCACCTTTACAACAACCACATTGAAAACAAATTGACAAAAGACCGGATTGTGGAAATCATCGGTTCGGCACTTGAAATTGAAAAAGAGTTCATCACCGAATCACTTCCTGTTGATTTGATCGGAATGAACAAAGACTTGATGAAACAATATCTTGAATATGTTGCGGATCGTTTGCTAGTTGATCTTGGGGTTGGAAAAGTTTATAATTCTGAAAATCCTTTTGATTTCATGCAAAATATCGCAATGGAAAATAAAACCAACTTCTTTGAGAAAAGAGTTTCCGACTATTCCAAAGCTGCGGTAGGTGTGAATGAAGGAAAATCATTTTCGACAGACGAAGACTTCTAAAATATTAAAACAATGTATGTAACAAAAAGAAACGGAGAAAGGGAACCTGTAAAATTTGATAAGGTAGTTCTCAGAATTAAAAAGCAAACCTATGATCTGAATACAGATTATGTTGATCCGATTAGTGTATCTAAAAAGGTAATTGCGGGAATTTATGATGGAGTAACAACTGAACAATTGGATAAGTTAGCGGCTGAAACGGCGGCATCAATGATTCCGATTCACCCTGACTATTCATTCTTGGCTTCAAGAATTGCTATTACTTCACTATATAAACACGTACCTAAAGAGTTCACTACGGTTGCTAAAAATCTATACGACTATATCAATCCTAAAACAGGTGAAAGGGCGGGTATGATTTCCGATGAAACCTATAAGGTTATCAAAAAACACGGTAAAGATCTGAACGCTATGATTGTTCACGATCGTGACTTTGAGTTTGATTTCTTTGGTTTCAAGACTTTGGAAAAATCATATCTGTTGAAGGTGGATGGTAATGTTGCTGAAACACCACAACACCTTTATATGAGGGTTGCCGTTGGTATTTGGGGTGATAACTTGGAGATGGTACAGAAGACATACGATATGTTGTCACAGGGTCTCTTTACACATGCCACCCCCACCCTCTTCAACGCTGGTACAACCCGTCCACAACTTTCTTCTTGTTTCCTTTTGGATATTGACGACGACTCAATACCTGGTATTTACAAGACCCTTTCTGATTGTGCACTTATTTCACAATCTGCGGGTGGTATTGGTATTAACATCCACAAAATCCGTTCAAAGGGTTCATATATTAAGGGAACCAACGGAACATCCAATGGAATTATCCCGATGCTCCGTGTTTTTAACGAAACTGCAAGATATGTTGATCAGGGGGGTGGAAAAAGAAAAGGTTCAATTGCCATCTATTTGGAACCGTGGCACGCTGACATCTTTGAATTCCTTGATTTGAGAAAAAATCACGGTAAAGAAGAACTCAGGGCTCGTGACTTGTTCCTTGCTCTTTGGACACCCGACCTTTTTATGAAGAGGGTCAACGAAGATGGTGATTGGACATTGTTCTCACCCAATGAAGTTCCCGGTCTTATTGATGCATATGATGATGAGAACGATCTTAAGTTCACCCGTCTTTATGAACAATATGAAAGTGAGGGTAAAGGACTCAAAACTGTAAAGGCAAGACTTCTTTGGGAGAAAATTCTTGATTCACAGATTGAAACAGGAACTCCATATATGCTTTATAAGGACGCAGCGAACAAAAAGACCAATCAGAAGAATCTTGGAACGATTAAGTCTTCCAACCTGTGTACCGAAATTCTTGAATATACTGACAAGAACGAAACTGCGGTTTGTAACTTGGCATCTATCGCACTTCCCAAGATGGTGGAAATTCCTACTGGTAAAGTTAGGAGTCGTAATAAAAGATTCAGAACCTTTGACTTTGATAAGTTGTTTGATGTAACTTATCAAGCGACCATCAACCTCAATCAGGTGATTGACATCAATTATTACCCAACACCTGAAACCAAAACATCCAATATGAAACATCGTCCTATTGGATTGGGTGTTCAAGGATTGGCCGACACGTTCGCTATGTTGGGTTATGCGTTTGAATCGGATGAGGCAAAGACCCTCAACAAGGAAATTTTTGAAACGATGTATTATGCGGCGTTGTGTGCATCCAATGACTTGGCCATCCAACACGGATCATATGAATCATTCCAAGGATCACCGGCTTCCAAAGGTATTTTACAATTTGATATGTGGAATATCAATGAAGGTGATGATCTGTCAGGAAGATGGGATTGGAACAAGTTGAAGACATCGATTGTTGAAAAAGGATTGAGAAACTCATTATTGTTGGCACCGATGCCAACCGCATCTACAGCACAGATTCTTGGAAACAACGAATGTTTTGAACCCTTTACCTCAAACTTGTACAAGAGAAACACCCTTTCAGGTGAATATGTTGTAATCAACAAATATCTTGTGGAGGATTTGGTTGATCTCGGTCTTTGGAACAACGAAATCCGAGTTAAACTGTTCG